ATTCCAGAAAGTCAAGGAAGTGTAGTTAAGGTTGACGGTAAGATTTATAATATTTATAGCGTTAATCCAGACTTTGGTGGGGACAAAGTTGTTTCTGAAACTATTACCGTGTATGATCCAGCTATGGAAGATAAGGTAAGAAAGTAAGCAAAACTTTTGATTGATATTATGCCTCATACATGTTAGAATATATGTATGAGGTATTTTTTATATAAAAAAGAGGTAAGTAAATTGAATAAAGAAAGATGGAAAGATATTAAAGGGTTTGAAGGTGTGTATCAAATAAGTGATCATGGTAGAGTTAAAAGCCTTGATAGATATGTTAGAGGTAGATATAATAATAAACAATTTAAAAAGGGTAAAATAATTAAACCAAACATAAAACCAGATGGTTATTATGAATATGTGTTGCATAAAAATAAAAAATCTCAACATTTCTACGCCCACAGGTTGGTTGCACAAGCATTTATTCCTAACCCTAATAACTATCCTTGCATAAATCATAAAGATGAAATTAAAAATCATAATGAAGTTTTAAATCTTGAATGGTGTACAACTATGCAAAATAATCATTATAAGGATAGAATTGAAAGAATTAAAGATAGTAATATTAGATCAAATGGAGTTCGTGTGTGTGTTTTAGATATAGAGATTGATAAGATGTTTCATTTTAGAACAATTCATGAATGTGCAAAATTTCTTAATTGTAATGTTGGAATAATAAGTGAAAAAATAAACTCTAATAGAAATAGTTTATACAAAAATAGATATAAAATTAGAAAGGAAATTTATTATGGATAAAAATGAGTTAAAAAAATTTGGGTATGCTGGTTCTATTCATTCACACACTCATTATTCTAATATTAGGTTTTATGATGCAACAATCCGTGTTCCAGATGCTTATAACCGTGCTAAAGAATTAGGTTATAAAATTATGGCATTTACAGATCATGGAAATATAAGTTCACACATGGAAGCGGCAAAATATTATTCTGATCATAAAGATGAATTAGGAAATATTAAACCGCTTTTAGGAACTGAAACTTATTTAATTCACCAAAATGAATTTGATAAAGCTAAAGAAGACAATGATAAGTTCAAGTTTAATCATTTTTTGTTGAACGCCTTGAATAAACATGGACACGAATTTATGCGTAAAATTTCATCAAAATCTTGGGAACATTTTCAAATGTACCATGGACAAGAACGTGTTTATAACACTTATCAAGAGATTGAAGAAATGATGAAAGGGTATAAAGGTGATGTAATTGCTTCAAGCGCATGCCTTGCCTCACCTAGTTCTCAATATCTATTAAAATATAAAGAAACAAACGATAAAAAATGGTTAGATAGGGTTGTTGAATTTGTAAAATGGGGTATTAAAGTTTTTGGAAAAGAAAACTTTTTCTTAGAATTAATGCCTAGTAATAATCCAGAACAATTATATATTAACAAAATGCTTGTTAAGCTATCTAAAAAAATTGGATTAAAAATAATCATTACAACTGATGCTCATTATTTATCACCAAAAGAAAGACCTATTCATGAAGCATTGCTTCACGCAAGACAACCAGATCGTGATCTGTCTGCTTATGATACAACTTATATGATGAGTATAGAAGACTTATTTCATTATTTCAATGACGATATTTTAACAGAATCATTTAAGAATATTGAATCAATTTACGATAGAATTGAGACATATGATTTTGAACATACTCCAATTATTCCGGAAACATTCATTCCAGAATTTAAAAAAGCAGACATTAGTTGGATTGATACAAACAAATATCAAAACATCAACAAATTTGCGAACAGCAAAAGAAAAGTTGATCAATACTATTTAAAACAGGTTTTTGATGGAATTAATAAAGTTTGTATGCCAAAGAATGATAAATATTTAAGTCAAATTAACCTTGAATTAGGTGAGTTGTGGACTATTAGTGAAAAGCTAAATCAACCTATGTCTGCTTATTTTACAACATTACAACAACTGCTAACTGCAATTCAAAAGGTTAGTTTAATTAATTATGGTCGTGGTTCAAGTTCTTGTTGGCTAACAAATTATTTATTAGGATTGACACATATTGATCCTGTTAAATATGACTTACCTTATTACCGTTTCTTGTCAAAAGAACGTGTGGCTAGAAACACCGCAGGAGACTTCCCTGATAGACTTTTTATTACATGTCAGGCTTGATAGAAATATCTCGAAATAAAACCTAGTGAACGATTAACAATCGGTGTGAGAATAACAAACAATGTTTCTGATAGGAAATGATCAGTTAATATTCTTGCTAACAGGGAAACCTTAACTGGCAATCGCTGTGCTAAATATATGTTATATTTTTTGTGTACTAATAAAAAATATAACATATTAAATGTGAAACGACCATCGAAAATGATTTTGTTTGAAAAAACAACAAAATAAAATGAGTAGAGTACGGGTATTTCTGGAATGGTAATACTTGGAAGCGCTAGGCATCTGAACACGTTATGGTGAAGATGAAGATATGGTCTATCTTTTTGGAAACAAAAAGATGATTGATACTGATACAGAGGCAAGTAAAAGAAAATTAGTTTTAGACGAAATTAAAAAACAACGTGGAGACAAACATGTTTTAAATTTTTGTACCTTTAGTACAATTGGAATCAGATCATCTGTTTTAATTGCTTGTCGTGGTTTAGGTGTTGATAATAATGAAGCCAATTATATTGTTGATTTACTACCTTCTGAAAACGGAAAAGAATGGTCATTACATGATGCTTTCTTTGGTAATAAAGAAAAAGTTAGAAAACCATCATCTAAATTAATTAAAGAAGTTAGTAAATATCCTAAGTTAAAAGAAATTATTTTAGGCTTGTTTGGTTTAATTGTCGGAAGATCAAGCCATGCTTCGGGTGTTTATATATCTAATGACGATTATACGAAATATAACGCTATGATGAAAACCAAAAATGGAGTGGAAGTTACTCAATTTGATGCAGACATGAGTGAACGTGCTTCTGCTTTAAAGTATGATTTTTTGTCACTGTCAGCATTAGATCGTGTCCGTGCCTCTTTTGACTTGTTAGTGAAAGACAAAAAGATTAGGTGGCAAGGTGATTTAGGTTCAACTTATTGGAGTAATTTTAATCCAAATAAATTAGATTATACAAGTCCTAAAATGTATGATATGCTTTTTGATGGAACAGTTATCAATGCTTTTCAATATGATTCTGAAACGGGTTGGAAAGCACTTAGAAAAGCGAATGCAAGAAAGTTTATGGATTTAGTTTCTATTAATGGTGCTTTGAGATTGAGGTCTGAAAAAGGTGAACAACCACTAGATAAATACATCCGTTATCGTGATCATCCTGAACAATGGGAAAAAGAAATGATTAAGAGTGGTTTAAATGACGGCGAAAGAAAAACATTGCACCGTTTGTTGGATGATTCTCGTGGGATCTGTATTAGTCAAGAATCATTAATGAAATTATCAATGGATTCAAATATTTCTGGTTTTAATTTATTACAAGCGAATAAATTGCGTAAAGCAATTGCTAAAAAAGACCCAAAAAAACAAGCCGAACAACATGATATTTTTATGAAACAGGGCTTGAAAATTGGAACAAGACAACAATTTTTGGATTATATTTGGGAAAATTGTGTTATGATTCAAAATGGTTACGCATTTAGTATTCCACATTCTTTACCATATTCAACATTGTTATTACTAGAAATGAATATTTGTTATTATTATGGTCCAATTTATTGGCAAACAGCTTGTTTATCAGTAAACGCAAACACGTTTGGAGAAACTTATGATAATCCAGATTATGCTAAAGTTGCTAAAGCAATTGGAGAATTACCTCATGGATTCGTTAAGAATCCCGATGTAAATAAGTCAACATTTGGTTTCATTCCTGATAAAGATCACATTCTTTTTGGGTTGAATGCAATTTCTGGAATTGGTAAAAATGAAATTAAAACAATTATTGATAATCGTCCTTATGAACGTTTTGGGGATTTCATTAATAAAAATGGGGATGCGATCAAAGAAAAGAAAATGGTTGTCCTAATCAAGTCTGGGTTATTTGATTCATTGATTCCAGACAGAATGAAACTAA